AGTATCTGAACCGGGCCTGCAAACTCGCCGAAGTTTCTTTGCAGCTTCGAGACATTGAAGCCACCCGGCAGCGAGCTGCGCCGATCGAACATGCTGTCCGTCGTTGCCGGCACGGAAGGTTGCAGCGCCGGCCCCATGACGCCAGGAACGAGCATCGCCGGGCCAGACCGCCTTTGCGAGGGGGTTGCCGGCATGGGCGGGCGAACGCGCCGGCCGCTCATTGCCGAGCGCAGTCTTTCCGTTGGATCGAGCAGTTGCCCGCCAGCGCCCCTGCTGCGCTTCCACAGCTCATAGTGCAGGTGAGTGTTATCGCCCCAGTCCGAGACAACCCCGATCCTCTGTCCGGCCTTGACACGCTGCCCTGGGGCTATGTCGGAACCTGGCCTGACATGACCATAGACGCCAAGCTGTCCGCTGAGATAGCGGAGCATGACCGCATCGCCAGCCCTGGGGTTTCCATTCCTGCTGAATCCTCTGATTATTCCCTCGACGACCGCATCTTCCATGGCGTGGATCGTCGTTCCAACGTCCACTCCGATGTCCTGCCCCTGGTGCCCGCGACCGGCCCCAAGCCCCTGGTTCCAGTTCGGCGGTCGCCCGCTTCTCTGGGGGCCAAGCGGATTGGCCAGTCCGCCGACGCCGATTGACGTGCCTGCCCCGCCGGCAGTGCCGCCAAGCACCTTCGTCGCATCCGGGGGCAGTGCCGCACCCATGGCGGTAGCGGCTTGCATTTTAATGCGCAGGATCTCCTGCTCGCTCCCGATCGCGTACTCGTAGCGCTCCTTGAATCGACCGTAGATGTAGTCTTCGGTCTTGATTCGATAGTCCTCAAGTCGCTTCGAGGACTCGAACCTGAACTTAGCCTGATCGCGCTTGTAGTCCTCTACCGCTCTGGCAATAGATGCAACCTTGTCGGAGACTTGCAGGATGTACTGCTGTAGCTCTCTTTCACTAGCGGCGATCTCAAGTTTCGTGGTCTTCTCCTTTGCCCGCAACTCCGCCTCGCCCTGCCCCCTTGAGCGCAGGTACTCGCGGATTTGGTCTACAAAGTTTCCACCGGCACCGCCAATGGCGTCAGATCGTCTTGCAAGATCCAGGTCAAACGACTCTATTGCGAGCTGGGCGCGTGAGCGGGCATTATTTACTTCGAGCCTTGCGCCATCCTGACGCATCTGGAAGATCCTGTTTTCTACATCAAGTCGCAGGTCGGACTTCTGCTTCTCAATATCCATCCCCTGCCGGCGCATTGCGAAGATTTTGTCTTCGTTGTCGCGCCTCCAGTCTTCGACATCCCGAACGAGGCTCGCGTACTCCCTATTGCCAGCTCTGTTCCTCTCATTCAGCGCGATCAGCGCGTCGATGTCAGCAATAACATCGGACGGCTTGCGCGGCTTGGCCGTTGTCGGGTTTCCGCCGCCGCTCTTTTGCTGAAAAACGCCAAAGAGATCGCTTATCGCATTTGCCGCCGCAATGACGACAGGGATAAATGTAGTGCCAAGTTGCAGAGACAGCACCGCCCAGGAATCGGACAGCTCTTTCTGTGCAGAGTTGAGCTTCTCTATTTGCGCAACAGAGCCAGGGCCAAGCCTGGACTCGATCTCCTTGAGCATTTGCTGTTGCGCTTCATAGCCGCGTCCGACTTTCTCAAGTTGATCGATCTGGATTTTCTGGCTATCCCGCACCCTGAGGCCGGCCTTTTCCATGGCCGTGATCGCCTCCGATGCGCTGCCCAGGGCTCCGCCAAGGTCGCCGAGCTTGCCGACCGTGGTATCGACTACCTGGCCGAGCGCCGTGCCGATCAGGGACAGGCCGAAGCCGAAGGAGCCCCCGAGCATTCCGCCGGCAAAGCCACCGAGTCCGCCCAGGGCTGACGCCGTAGCACCCTGGCCGAACAGCAGCGGGAAGGCGCCACCCACGATGCCCTGACTGATGGCGTCGCGGCGGCTGCCCTGGAACAGCCGGGAGTTCTGGCGCTCCTTCTTGACTCTCTCCCGGTTCGCCAATCGCCGGTCGAAATCCTGAAGCTCCGCTTTGTCGTTGGCCTTGATTAGCTTAAGCTCTTGCCTTGCAAGTTCGTTGTACTTGCTGAGCTTGTTCTGGAATACTTTTTCATCCAGCGCTATTTCCGAGGCGGTTGCCGCCGCGTCCACGCTGCGAGCGACCTTCGCGGCGGCCTCAAGGTTCTTGCCGGCCTTGGCCACGTAGGCGGGAGACCCCGCCATGAAGTCCGCTCCGCCAATCGGGGAGCGGGGGCCGGCAGTACGAGACCTGGCCAGCTCCTCCGCCGCCCGGCGCTCCCGCTCGCGTCGCTGTGCAAGCAGGTCAACCGGAGCAACACCGCCAGGGGTGCCCGCCACGCGCTCGGCAAGCATGGCGCTGCTTGGCAGGGCACGGCGATTGGTTCTCTGCCAATCCGCCATGTCCGCCAGTGCCCGTTGCCAGCCTTGGCGGACATTGAGATTCCTGACCCCGGCCCTTTGCCGACCGGAAAGCTCTCTCGCGGCGCTATCAAGCTCCCGCGTATATCGCGCAATGGCGGCATTCATGCGCCGCGTTAAATCCTTGGATCCGGCGGTGTCCCCGCGCCTGCTGGCCGCAATTACTCTTTCAGTTTGCGACCTAAGCCCCCTGATCCTTGCGTCGTCAACGCCAGGACGTGCAGCCAGTTCATCGATTCGCTCCTGAGCGCGTCTTGCAGACTCGAAAGCAATGGACCGGCCAGAGCGCAATCTATTGCGCTCATTCTGCTCTCTCAGCAATCCGGCCTGCTCGGTGCCGAGCCGTTGCATAAGGGCCGGGTTCCTGGCCGCCAGAGCGAGATCAAATGCCGCCCTAGTATTGCGAGCTTGCTGTTGAAGCGCTGGGGGAAGTTCAGCGCCTCCACCTCCCCTGGCAAACTCGCGCTGACGACCCCGGAACAGATTGGTGAGATAATTTTCGCGGCTCTCGCGCCCGATGCGACGCATTGCATCGTCAACGCGAGCCTGTGCTTCACCTATCCCGGACTGCACGCCGCCGATGATGTTGCCGGCGCGATCTAGGGCGCTCGCGTACCTCCGCTGAGCGCGACGAATCAAGGCGCGGTTTTGCGCCTCCTCTCTCAGGTTTCGTTCGGATTCCCTATCTTCACGCTGGGCGAGTCGCCAGCTTTTGAGTGCTAGCCTTCTTGCCGTAGCATTCGGCCCGCCGGCAACAAAGCGCCCAGTAGAAAGATCGCGTCTTTGCGCTACGTTTTGGACGGTGTTATACGCGCTGCGAAGATCGCGTACAGCATAGTCTCTGCGTCGCGCTGCTCGGTTGAGGTTTCTACTGCTTGATTCGGCAGCTTGATCTATGTTGAAAGAAGTCTGCTCAAGACGCCCGAGCAGCTCTACGGCCCTTTCAAGTCGCCGCTCAAGCTGCCCAAGCTGGCCCAGGCCCTGCACGCCAAGGCGTATATCAGCCTGATAGTCAGCCACTCTCTGCCCCAGGGCCCGCGCCCCACCTTAGCGCCTCCTGGGCGGACGGGCAGATGGGGTGGGCGGGTCTGGAATCATGTCGGCCTGAATCTCGTAGAAGGCCGCGTGCATGATGATGTCGTCTTTGGTGGCGTTGTTCTTGAGCTGAGTGAGAGTCATCTTCAGCTTGTCGCACAACGCCAGACGCATCATTAAACCAGCGTCACTCTTGATCGCCTCCTTGATTGCTTTTGGGATCCTCGCTCGCCAGCACGCCTCCGTTGAACACCAGAGCTTCCATCAGTGCGGTCACGTCGGCCTTGGCGTACTCCTGTCGGATCGAAGGAATATCGGCAATGGTGAACATCTTGGACCCGCTTTCGTACTCTGCCTTGTTCACGAGCACGCGCAAGCCGTAGGCGTTGGGGCGCTTGTCACTTTCGACGGCCTCACGGATCTTCTCGTCTTCAGCTTCGGTGAGAGGCGTGAAGTACATTTCGATCACGTCACCAGTGCTCAAGGTGATCTCTGCGCGACGACGCTCACGGGTTTTCTTCAGAAGCGCTTTGATGTCCAGCTTGGCCATGGATGGGCTCGTGTGAAACCCGAATCATAGCACTGGAGCAGCGCATAAAAAAGCGGGGCATGAGCCCCGCCGTGCGATCACTGGCGATCGATCACAGATCCACGCCCAGCAAGTGCGTGGGCTGGCCGGCGATCCGGTAGTTCATCGTGACCTCCGTAGGGGCGTCATCGTTGCCGATGGCGGTCGAGAAGCCTAGGAGCACGATGGGGAACTCCATGTAGAGAGAGGCGGTGTCATCGACGGTGAGGCCGCCAGTGGCGGCGACAGCGTTGAAATACGCCTTGAGGGTGGCGCCACCCTGATCCTCGAACAAGGCGCCCTGGATGATGCGGTTGTTGAGAGCCTCGGTGTCCTCAGTCAGGCGGATCGTGAGAGAACCGCTGCCATCAGCGAAACCGGCCTGGTAACTGCGGAACTTCGCAACCTTGCGGCCATTGGTGGCCACCGATGGCTTGCACGGGATTGCGGTGCGATCGACCTCGCCACGGGAAAGGTCCAGGCTGACGCTCGCGACTTCACACACAGCAAGCTCCTTGGCGAAGCTCAGCTCGATGTGATTGCCGGCGCCAGGAGTATCGGCGGATCCGGTGCCACCATCGCCATTGCATGTGATGGCGGTGCCGCTGGCGGTCGCGGCAAGCTGAACCGTGTCCGGCTGTGGCATGTCGATGATGTAGTACACCGTGCCAGCCGTGAAAGCCGTGTCCAACTTGGCGACGCCTTTCTTGGTGAACGAAACAGGGTCGCCGATACGAAAATCAGTGCCAGAGGGAATGGAAACCATGTCGTTCCCGTCACTGAAATCAGACCAGTCAGCCAGACACGCAAAGGTGCCCGGGGGCTTCATGGAGATCATGCCGTCCTGCCCGGTGAGGACGGTGGATTGGCCGCAGCCAGCGATGGGCATTTCTGTATCCGGCCCACGGCCGGCGATGAGGGCTCGGCGCCCAGTCTACGGCTATCGCGCCCCTGTCGCCAATCAGGGCCGACTGCGGGCCCGGAAGGGCATCGAGAAGCGGGTGAAGTGATGAGGCTCCTTCTCCAGTGGGGACTGCGCAGGGCCGGTCACGGGGCCCACTCGGGCGATGATCTGCTGGGTGGCCGGCGGTCTGAGGCCGTTGAGGGCGGAGAGCGCCTGGATGATGGGGGCGGCGATCTCGATGCCGCGCCCGGGGCCGACATTCTTGCGCGAGAAGATTTCCACAACCAGCGAACCGCGAGTGTGCCACTGCGCCTGCGCACCAATGACGGACTCTTGGGTTAGCCCGAAGTTGACATAGACGAAGCAGTATTCATCAAGCGTGCTAAAGTCAACCGCCGATTGATTCTCGACATAGACAGGCACGGGACTGGCGGTATCGATGACGATACGCTCATAGATGCCACGGATTCTCTGGAAAGGGGGAGTCATTTATCGATGGGGCGTATGAACCCGGAACGCGCACCTTGGCGGAATGCTTTGCCGAAAGCGCCGCCTTCCATGTAGGTGCTATACCATTGCCTTTCGGCGGTAGAGATCGCTGGCCTCTTGCCAGATTCCAGAATCTCATCAGTGGACATATCCTGCACGTCTCCACGCAACCCGCCAGTGCGTCGGCCGATGGCGACGGGTGCCTTGTTCGGACTCTCCTCCTGCCGGATGAACTTGCCAGGGATCAGGTCCATCGCCTCCTGCGCGTAAGGGGAGCTGTTGCCGATCAGGATGGTGGGGGCACCCTTTTTGAGCTGCTCATCAGTGAAGCGAGGTACGCCGGTGCTTGCAAACACCCTGGCGCTTCTCCCTTCGACTTGTGAGTACCAGCGTGCCTTGAACTTGCCGCTATAGTCCGGCCCCGCCTCTTGCAGCTCCGAGATAGCCTGTCGCGTCGCAGAACGCAACGCCTCACTAACGGCGCGGCGCATGTCGGGAGCCATGTTGCGAAGGTCGTTGCGAAAGCCCCTGGCCGGCGGGCGGGAGCGCGAGGGTCGTCTTCCCATTATTCAGCCCTCGCTCGAAGACGGCTTGCGTACATACTGAAGTCCGACTTGGCCGATGAATCACCCTGCGCGATGATCGCCTTGCCGTCCAGTGTCGTCAGGATCTTTCCGTCAAGGGTCGTGATGTAGACGGGTCCCGTGGAATCACCGCCACCACTGCCGTAGGTGAGGATGTCAACGATCTTCCAGCGGCGGCCGAGGTACTGCAATCGATCATTCGTGCTGATCGGCCATGGCACGGTGACATGATCGATCCACGCTTCCATTTCGTGGTCCTGCTGCACGCCCTTCACCTCACCCTTGCCGGACTGCACGACAGCACCAGCGGCGGGGATGCTTGTTTCCGTGAGGCTTGTTGTGCCGGTCGTTTCGTCGTACGGGCCGGGCTGGATGCGGATGTACGTGAGCGCTTTCGAACGGTATTTGGATACCATCTTCAGGGCCAGTGGCCCTGCCCATGCGTCCTGGGGAGCGTTCATCCTCGATATATCGGGATCAGGGATTGCCCCTTGCGATCCACCCAGCACCCGATCAGGTCGAGCAGCCACGGGTAGAGGCGCAGGACCGTGGGGGAATTGCGCCCGACGCGGCCGTCACTGGGGAGCACCTGGGGGCCACGGATCTCCGCTGGCGAGAAGTATTCCTGCTCGAACGGCCCCATCTTGTCCCTCTTGACGACCGGCGTGGGGAGCTGGTTGGCGGCACCGAAGACGGCCGTGTTGTTGCTGAACAGCACAAGCGCCAACTCGGCCGCCGCCGCCAGGTACGCGGGCGCGAGATCGTTGCCGCAGCAGGTCACGGAGTCCGTGCACCAGCGGAGCGTTCGCAGGGCATCCTGGGCCGACTTCAGGGCCTGTTCCCTCTGGGGGACCGTGAGCGCCGCCCAGGCCGCCGCCTTAAGCGTGGAGGCCATGTAGACATCCACCTCGGCCACCGTAACCAGCGCGGGCGGCGTGCAGTTGCACGTCGGCTCGTTGATGACTGCGGGGGCGCCATAGGGGTTCGCCAGCCGATGCCAGGCCCACCAGGTCCCGGTCATGGCTCAGATCCCGATGACACGCCAGGCGGTGCCGTTGAACCACACCAGAGCCTTCGCGGAGCCGCCCCCGGCTGGGGCAGAGCCGGCAGCAGGGGCAGTGGCATCGCTGACCACGCGGATCTGGCCCAGGGCCGCAGGGACGGGGGTGGAGGTCAGGGTGGGCAGGTTGGCCACGGTGACGGCGCTTCGTGCGGTGAGGAAGTTGAACTCGGACATGCCGGCAGTACGGGAGCTGGGCCCAGCATAGCCCAGGCCGGCCATGAAAAAAGGGGGCTCGCGCCCCCCTTGCGGGTCATGGCGAATGAGAAAAATCAGATAGTTCCGCCATAGGGAGAATTGACAATCAGTCGCACTGCCGGAATAAGCCGGGAGTCCTCATAGGCGAGAACAAAGTTGCTTCCGGTTGCGAGCTGGGTGTTGGTTGGATTGTCGAAGCTGGCGCTCCAGGACGTGCCCGGAATGTGCTGGATGTGATGGTAGTCGATGATGATACCATCTTGCTTCGACGGCGCGTTGCGATCCGACTCGATCTCCATGGGCATTTGATTACCCTCGCGCATCAGGCCCGCGCCTGCGAGGTAGCAGACGAACTGGCGTTGCTGGCCGGCGGTGCCGATGATGGGGCATTGATCATCGACGATGACCTGCAAACCGGCATAGCTGCCAATGGCCATGCCGCTGTTCACGCCGCGATTGCGAGCGGGATCAGTGGTGGACAGCACCTGCTCGATGTAGGCGGCAACCATTGAGTGGCACACGATGGTCGTGATGTCGCCCTGGCGCTCGTTGAGCTTGTAGCGAGCCTCAATGAGGTTCTCGACGGTGAGGTAATTGGCGGCAGCCGCGCCGGTGGTGACGGCCTTGTTCAGGTTGTGGGCGGCATTGAGCGGGCCACCGGTGCCCAGCAAGCCTTCCATCTGAGCGATGAACTTGGCAGTCCGCAGCTTGTTCAGCGCGGGCGTCAGCTGATCGGCCAGCACCTGCAACGGCTCTTCGCCGGTTGCAAGCTTGGACAGCTTGTCCACCGCGTAGGCGAAGCCTCGGTGCGTGATGGAGGCGTACTGCGTGGAAGCACGGATCTTCTGGAAGGTGAAGTGACCTTCGCCGCTGATGCCCCAGTCATTGCTGGAGGCCATCTGTTCTTCAGTCGGATTCAGCGGACGGAAGAAAGGTGCTTCGATTCGGGTGCCGGTCGTGTTGTTCAGGCGTTCATCCTGAACGACGATCCCGGATTGGATCATCAAAGACCGCAGGAAGATCTGTTCCTGAAGGTATTGGGCGAACGGGGCAGACGTTGCAAGCCGCGTCAGACTTGCAACATCCGCCTGAAAGGTTCCGCCCAGGTTGCCGAGG